CAACCTGACCTGCCATCCTTACCTAAACGGGCCAAGCCGCGCCACACCACACCGGCATTACTCAATGCTAAACTGCTTCTTAACAGCCTCCCTTCTCGCATCGTCTACGATCTCAAACGTTCCAAATCCCATCCCTGCTGATGCCTTGCTGTCAGGACGACCCGCACCAATGCCAACTTGTGCGCCTACCCGTGATATCAAATTAAATATATCTTGGGTGCTGAACTGATCTTGGTCGTATTTGACGCGCAGCTTTGCAGCCCACTTCTTGTACATAGGACGAACACGCACATCCACAACCCCTGTAGCGTTGCGTGTGTGTGCTGAGTATTGATTGCTGGCCCCATAAATCTGAATCAGAGGCAGAGAATCAATCTTGTCCCATCCATCCGCTTCGATGAAGCATGAAAGCTTAGCCAATGTCATCTTGAATCCAACCAAACGACAAGCACTGATCATCCCTGCGCGAAAAGCGGCAGCATTCATACCCTCCCAACCTTCTTCGGAACGATACCGCGCAGCTTCTGTTTCAAGGTCGTAGTCCCGCGCAGTTCGGACTTTCTTACTGCCAGAACTTTTGCCTTCTTGCATCTTTGCCATCAATTCAGCTTTCTTGCTGAATCGTTCAATGACCAGCGGTGCTGTACCGATGAGTATTAGCTCCACAGTAGCAAAGCGCGGTGGGGTGATAACAACAGTTGATTCTTTGATGTTCTTCTCTGTCATAGTATTCATGTCATACCTCCGAAATATTCGATTGCCTGTTTTAAAAGAAACTCGTCGATGTCTTTCCTTGCCTTCACTACTTCCGCTTCGCTAAACGCCTTCGCCATATTGATTAATAGCTCCGACATTTCATGTGGGTTTGGCTTGCGCCTTATCAGTAACACCTGAAGAGATAGCCCTTCTACAGTCTCACCCCATAGCAGTCTGTGTATGTTATCCATGATGACTCTTTCTATGCAATGAATACATAACAACGAAGATTGTATACATCCGTTGACACGATGTATAGTATTATTTTATGTAACTGTGGATTATTTGTTACTGAAGATTTGTGGTGGCCTTCGTTTTTCTCAGGCTACTCTTTGTTTAAACAATAGTAGACCCCGAAGGGTTGCCCCCCCCTTTGCCCACCAGAGAAGTATGAATCTCATCCCTAGCCAGCACTCACCTGAGTGGATATTTCGTCTTACAGGCATCCGTAACGTGGATCACTCGCTTGGCAACCGTTTACCTGTTCGTGTGAGTCGCATATCAACGCTCACTGCGCTGGGGTCTACATAGCGCAACCGCTTTGCTTCCACGCAGCCACGGTCATGGCTCTTGATATCGCTTGGAGTGCGGACGTAAAAAACCCCTACGGCTGGGTTTCAGGTCGCGGTAGCGGATGAGTAAATAGACAGAGGATATTTACTCAAATCACAACCGAAACCCATGCGTAGGGGTTCGCTCTGTCAACTTTGCTCCGCTACAGAGCAGCCTGTTTTTTTCAGGTCAGGTAAATAATAACAAAAATGGTAGAACCCAGCAAGGGTTTATTTGATTGTGTTCCAATCGTGCCGTTTATCTAGTCTTCTTGCCCTGATAGAGTAAATACCCGCATCTTTCTTTTTTTGATAATACCTACCCTCTTTGTTTCCAATTGCGTTTTTATCAACAATTTTTTTTGATGTCTTTTTTTCTTTCCTAATGATTCTACGCAAAACATCTTTGGGCTTACCCTCCAAAAATGCTTGGTAAGTTGCGGGATAGTATGTAGCCAAATACACACTCACAGACGAGTGTAAATATTCGGCTGGCATGTTTATAGAAAGCAACCACTCTCGTATTTTTTCATAATTACAAATATAGCTCCCAGCCCAATTCTGGATTATGGGGCAGTTGTTTTCGTCGGCCATTATCATTGAGGCAATATTGTAAACATTGGTGGTAAGAACGCCTTCTAACAAGGCGTATTTATATGCGATGTATGGTGTCATTTGGTGACCAATATGTTTAAACAGATTAAATGGATGGCACCGGGTAGGTCTAACTCCACGATGCCGGGGGCTGCGTTTAAACAACCGTAGGTATTGACCAAGTCCTTGGTAAAGACCCTAGCCATCCACGGCTGTCTAGACCTTCTATATATAAGCATTGGTTTTAACTCTGCATTTTTTGCTTGTTCACAACACTGCCTCCACCACTCCGGTAAGTGTAAAATCTCCTGCCGCTTAACCTCTAGCGCCCATCCCCCAATAGCAGAGTCGTAGCCGCCATCCCTAGTCTGCACTAGGTTGCGCTCTACTTTTATGCCCGTGCATTGGCTGATTATTGAAAAGACTTCTCGCTCTGCGGCTGCACCTTTTGTGCGGCTATTTATCATATCTTGTCATCCTATTTGATACTTGTTGCGTTTAATACTATCAAGTGGTAGTATGCTAAACTATGTTAACGCAGAAGAGGGTAAAATGCAAATCACAAACATTCATAATCTTCCAGAGTCAATTGTAAATCTGGTAAAGAATGATAGCTATAACGCTGGGCATTCCGACATTACGGTCACACAACTGATAGATAGCCCACGCGTAGTCAACATGAAAAAGATTTACGCATCAAAGATTGTGCAGGATGTGAGCGAAATGATGTTTCTCATCATGGGCAAGCTGGGCCATAGCTTAATTGAGAATGCCAAGGGGCAGGAGGTTAAAGAGGAGCGACTCTTTGTCAAGGTCAACGGCTGGAACATCAGCGGTGCCATTGATATGCAAGACGTAGAGGTAGACGGAACGACTATCGCTGACTACAAGTTCACCTCCGTATGGGCTGTAATGAACGAGAAGCCCGAATGGGAATATCAACTAAACATGTATGCGTGGCTGGTTGAAAAAGTTAAAGGCCAAAACATCAAGGGGCTGAAGATTTACGCTTTCTGCCGCGATTGGAATAGGCGAGACTCAGTTAAAGAAAATTACCCCAAGACTCCGTTGGCGGTGGTGGATATCCCATTATGGGATATGGATAAGCGTGAGCAGTTTGTGTTGGACTGTTTACACAAACATGCGGAGGCGGATACGACCCGCACTTTGGGGGGGGATCTTCCCCTTTGCAGTGACAAGGATCAGTGGCGTAGGGACGAAACTTACGCCGCGATGAAGGCTGGAGCAAAAAGAGCAACGCGTGTGTTTGATAAGAAGTTAGATGCGGAGTTATTTGCAGCAGCAAACGGGTTGTCGGTTGTAACGAGGCCAGCCGAACCTACTCGTTGTAAGGGTAATTATTGCCGCGTGGCAGAATGGTGTGAACAATATAAATCGGAGGCAGTATGAAATATGCAGAGTTAGCAGCAATCAACGTCAATGAACACGTTGAGAAGAAGAACAATTTGTCTTACTTGTCATGGGCTTGGGCGGTTGATCAGATCATGCGCTTGGACAATGATGCAAGTTGGGAGTATGGCGAACCACAGAGGTTTCAGGACACATTGATGGTGTTCTGCACTGTCTCAGCGTTTGGGAGAAAACGCACTGCCCAGTTGCCGGTCATGGACTACAAGAACAAGGCGATCACCGAACCTGATGCGTTTCAAGTTAACGTAGCGATGCAACGTTGCCTTGCGAAAGCCATAGCACTGCATGGTATAGGGCTGTATATATATGCTGGAGAGGATGTCCCGCAGGAGAACAAAGAGGCACAGGACATTTTACCTGTAGAAGTTGAAGTAAAGAAACCCACTCAAGATATCGTTGATATGGGAGCGCAGCTTGCCAAAGATGTCCTTGATAAAGAGGAAAAGACAATATATCCAGAGGCGATTCCCCCAATAAATAAGGACGAAGCAGTCTGCGTGGATTGGATTGTTACCTTTATTAACGAGTGGTTGCCAACCATCGACACAAAAGACGGTTTGCGAGAGTTCTGGAAGATCAATAAGGCCGCGCTCTCCCGCGTCAAAGCGTTTAGTTACCCGATGTATGAAGGACTCGCAACAACGTTTAAACAACAAGCAAAGGAAAAGCAATAATGGCTAAGCAATCACCATTGACGTTCACCTACCCGAACAGCGGTATTCTTCTCCAACGCAAAGCGGAGGGGAAATCACCAAATTACGGTGGCGGTATTCTTATCGCTGATGAGGTGTTGGACTACATCATAACCAGACACAAAGAGAAAAAGCCGGTCGTTCTTGATCTGGCGGCTTGGGACAAAACCTCCAAAGCTGGAAACATCTTTATATCGGTCAGCATCAAAAAACCTTTTGTTGCTGACAATAAAAAAGACGACGAAGATATTCCTTTCTAAACATGGAAACCATTCAGTTTGAGGCAGTCAAACTTGCCCTGAAGCAGGACAAAAACGGCTATGTCCTGACTCTGTTAATGCACCCAGACGAGGTTCCTGAAGACATACTCAGGGACTTCGTTGGTGCTAGGTATCAGGTCGTGATGGTTCGTTTAAACGAAAACCAGACCCCTTACCCCAGAAAGAAACCCCACGGTGTGGTGTCTGCGGCGGGTATTCTATGCCGCAACAAACGCTTCTGGGAATGGCTGGAAGTAATTGGGGAAGTCACCCAAAAGTCTGAAGAACAGGCAGTTGAAGCCTTACATCGGATTCTAGGGATAAACTCACGTTCCGAACTAACAACTCCAGAGAAACAAGAGAAATGGGATTTGATGGTCAAGGAATATGAAGATTGGGATGCGGATAACCCGCCCTTCTGATGAAGACGAGAAACCAGCGTATTTCGGAAGAAATAGAGGCGGCAGGGGCAATGTATGGGGGAGTCCTAAAGAAAGCGTTTGACGGG